TAGAAGACTACATCTATCAGCTCGGCCCCAAACTGAACGAAACTCTCCCCGAGGGTAAGGATCCCAGGGGAATATTCGGTGTAGCGTTGATCATCTATCTGCTGCATCGCATGTTTCTCTGGCACCAACAAGCGTTGTCCATGAGTGACCCTGTGGGTACAGGCTTAGGTGTGGGAATTGTCCCAGCCTCGGCCGAGTGGGTGCAGCTTCATGCTGCTTTCCGCAATGGCACGTTCGGCATCGATTACAAGAAATTCGACCAATCCATCGGTCGTTGTCTTGCGATGACGTTCATTGACCATCAACACATGTACTACAAGGGTTTGTTGGACAAGGGTATCATTGAGCTTCCCCATTATCGCGCTGCCTGTGCATTGTTTCGGCACATGCGACACGTGTATGTGGAGCTCAGTGGGACTCGTTTCCGCTTCGAACTTTTTGTGACTTCTGGACTTTGGAATACCAGCATTGTCGATGATCTCTTGTCTCGCCTCGCCATCGTGGAGGCCATACGTTTTGCGCGTGGCTGTACCCCGACCGAGGCATTCGAGATTTACCTCGCTTCCCATCCTATGCATTACGGCGATGACTACACGTCAAAGCAACTGCAGAATATGGACAAGGGCAAGTTCACCTCTCGTCTTCTTGATATTGGCCTCACGGCTACTTCCCCTGAAGACAAGACTCAGCCCCCTTGCGACCTTCCTATTGAACAGTCGTCCTTCATTTCCCGCGGCTTCCTCCCCTTGAATGGTTGGGTGTACGCTCCGTTGTGCAAGTCCTCGTTGGAGAACATATTGCGGTTTTACCCCCGCTCAATGTCATCCTTCCAGGTCTACTTCGAGAGTGTCTACCCGGCAATTCTTGGGGAGTCGGCCATGTGGGGTCAAGAGTACTTCGACCAGGTCCATCACGATTCGGCCGCGTTCTGCGTGACCGAAGCTGGCCCATTCCCGAGTGCCACATGGTAACTTGGGAGGGGTGGCTCGCGCGTATCAAGCGCGATCCCACCTCGGCGACGTTTTCCCACCCCCACCTCGACCTCGAGCGTCCGGAAGACTCACAGGGACCTCCCCCGGCAGCAATGCCGGC